AATAGTGTTTACAGGTGCCATGATCTAATGTTTAATGTGCATGTGGCTCTGCACATAACATAAGATACGGGTTCGTGTAGTCAGGTAGAGTTGCTACCTATAACTACTCGCGGGATCGCTCGCTCCGCTAGTTCCGTCTTGTGACGAACCACAACTATTCTATTATCAAGGTGCTGGTGGTGGCGACTGCCGCTCCCCCCACCGACTCATCTAACATACCAGCCCCTAGGCCGTTGTGTCAATCCCAAGAACCCAGTGGATCCGTGTAGCGCCCTAATTGACCCTATCAGCGTTCCTTATCGATCCGAACCGTACCGATATTGGGTGTACAGAAGTAAAACAGTGCTGTTTAATAAGTAACAAAAAGCATGAGTGTGAAATTTGAACCACTCAGCACCGCTTGTTAACAATCGCCTGTAAGGTGCCTCTACAGTACTACAGGGCTCAGTGTACCTATTAACTGTTGAAGGGGCCTTATAGCGGCTCCTAGGCGTGGCTGAGAGCGTTATAGCGCTGCTGTCTAACTGTTATAGGCTGGCCATACAGATCACTTGATATCTACCTATACCTACATCTTATCATACAGCGCTAATTGATAATAATACCTTATCACTGTACTCAACTAACTCAGTGCTTATTGCAATTCATTCTCAATAAGGCGTAACTATAGATGATGACAGTGCTACTACTACACATACGCTGGGCGTCCTTGATCGCAACTCCTTGCCACTGGTATTCTCAATAGCTCCGTCCTGATGAGAAACAATCAAACAGCACTCGATAACTCTGGTGTGCGTCCCTAAGTGTAAGGTAGGGGTACTGGGGGGAATTGCGGGGCCATCTGGCGATATAAGGCTTGTTAAATTTATGCTAAAAATTAAGGAACCCCTAGAACGCCCTACAACGCCCCTCTAAACAGTCAAACGCCTAAAGCTGCACACACACTAGGAAGATGCTCTTGTAGGAGCTTATAGACCCCTTCTGCGATGATCCTATGCTCCAGCTGTGTCCCATTACCGCACCGTAGTTGACAGTAATGAATCCAGGACCTAATTGTACCATTCATGTACAGTCGAGTCGGTGTAGCTAGTGGTAGTACTTCCCTAGCACATTCTTTAGCTACCCCAGCTGCTATCATCTCTTCATAGACTGCTTGGCTATTAGCAAAGATATTTTCAATAGCAGCACTAAAGTAGTCAGTCAACTTACCTTCTGTATCTATCAACGATGACTGTCTATTTGTATGATCTTGAAGACGCAGTTCAGGCATGATAGGATCTGCTGTTACTTTTGCATACCGTTGACTAAACTCCTGGAAGCTAAAGGACCTATGCCTAAGGATCTGTGCAGCTATACTTCTAGTAGTGTTAATCTCTACACACATGTTAACCATTTCAAATGGAGACCAATGTTGATGCTCGATTAGATACCTAATGAGTCGTTGAGAGGTCTCAGTGTTTGATTGGTTAGAAGGGTTGCTAACACGAGCCATATAAGAGATAAGCTCTTCAGCGTTAGGGGTGATGTGGACTAGTTTGACTTGGTGGGTAGTCATTGGGACTTGTGATCGTTTTGGTAGATAGAGGTGGCAGTGATATCATCCCATGCTGTAGGGATATAACGATTACGAGTACTTACCCGATATTGAGTATCGTAGTAATCGTTAGATACTAATACTTGTTTACGTTCGTTAAAGGTTCGAGGATGACGGAATTGATTACGTAAGGGTTGCTTACGATATGTTCTACTCATAACGTATACAGTAGAATAAGTAGTGACAGGATTCAGAAGGATTGGGGAGAATCAGTACTCCAAGATTCAGTATTAGTTAGTGGAAGTTTGTGTCTTTGGAGGTAGTACTTACAGAATGTCCTTCCCCAGGGACATTAATAAAGAGGAAGATGTGTCTTGTTAGAGACATGTCTTCCTCCCTTCACGGAGATCCGATCCACCCTTCGGCGCTCCGCTTTACGGGTGGGATCTGCCTAAACCCAGGTGGGGACTGAACTCTTTGTTTTACCTCTAGCCTTACGTCTTTGCTCTAAATTCATACCCATCACAAGGTGATTTGTAGCAGCTACTGGGTCATCAATAAAGGTCTCTAGGATGTCATTCCACTCCTCCTGCTTACGCATCTTAACAGCCTCATAGGCGCTAATAGACATAGCATCTGTGAAGTACTTAACACCTTGTGCTAGTGAGTCTAATCTGTCGTCATGTTTAACAGCTCCCTTCTCACGACACATTCTACTCATCTGGTAGAATAGCATATAGAGAAGACGTTCCTCAGGTGCTGCGTCCTTATTGGAAGAATAGTCCCACTCCACCACAGACCTATCAACAATGAGTCGGTGTTGATTCATGACAGGTTCTAAAGCATCAATGATCCTGTCTTCTTTACGAACATTAGCACGTACTTCCTCTACGTCTATTGCTTGTTTAGTTTGTTGGAGGTGCTTCTTAAACAGTTCTGCGACGATACCATCTCCGAAGTTTGTTTCGATGAGTAGTTTAGTAACATTGTACCGCTTACACCCACGCAAGATGTCAAGAAGTGTATTGTCGCTATAGCCGTCGCGATAAGCTCGTACCTCGTGAACGTAGAGAAACCCATTCTTTTGACTTATGTATGTAGCTGCTGTTTCATCACTACCCCTACCTGATGGGTCTACCGAGCAGATTGTTTCGGTGTAGTTACTCCAGTCTCCTTGGAGTTGCATCGGGGAATAGAAGTAATCACCTGGTAGGCCAACCGTAGGCAGATCCTTGAGAACATTACGAGGGTCACTGCACCACACAACAGCATCAGGTGCCTGTGTTGGGTTAACGCTTGTTACAACTAGGTCAGAAAACTTAAGTGGGAACTTTTCAGCATCACTAAGGGCTGTGTCTAGTTGGAACTGTAGCATGAAATTACTACGACCCATAGCAGCTTCACGTTCTACTAGATCTTCATCAGTGAAACGATCAGGGTCAGTAGGTGTCCATTCCTCAACACCATTGTCTATATCTTCTAGGATTTGGGGAGCTAGGAGACTTTCATATTGAGAGAGTTTGTCCTTGCGTGGGTAACGTGATGGCCACACAAATGGACGATAGTTACGCTCAGCTAGTTTACGGTAGATGGTAAAAGTAGTCTGTGGCGTACCAAGGTACATGATGCGACTATCCTTCTTTGGTGTAAGAATGGACTCAGCTTCAGTACATAACTGCAATAGCTTCTCTCGCATCATTTCAGTCATGCTATTACCTGGTACCTCCACGTCATCAAGAATCATTAGGTCAGCACGTGAACCAGTCAACTGACCTGTGATACCTACCGACTTAACGGATGGTGCTTGGTGAGGACTACAGTTAACATCAAAGCTAATACGACTCCACCTAGCCTCATCACTCTTTGGTCTCAAATGTGATAGCCAAGGTGTCTCGATGATTAGCTTCTGCAGGAAGATAGACATGTTATCAGCACGCTCCTTAGAAGCTGAAATGATCATGATCTTCTTCTCAGCGTTGTTGAAGAGTGTCCACAGCACAAAGGCACCAGTGATCCAGCTTTTACCAACTCCTCGGAATGCTTGGATCTGTAGTCGCTTAGGACCGTGTTGTAGGTAATCAGCAATTGCGTACTGAGCACGTGTTGGTGATGGTAAATCTAGTTGTCCCCATAATGCTTGGAGGAATAACTTAAAATCGCTTCTAAGGGCCGTTAAAGTGTCCATATGGTAGAATATACGTAAAGGCACCTAGAGGCCCCTTGTAGAGGCTCCTAGGTACCAATGGTGGGGGTTTAGTTAAATGCCTTGAATCAGGGAATTGGATGGAAGACCCATTCCAGGGAATATCGGTAGAGCATCTTGAGTTGCATTTTGCATACGACGTATTTGCATACTAGCGCTACCTTGATTACGTAGGCTTTCCTGCGTTCTACTGGGTTTAGTTCTAGCAGGAATCACACGAACAGGCTTAGTTGGTTTAGCCGTTGGTTTCATAGCTTTAGGAGTTGGAATTTTAACCCAACTACCACCATTCCACATAACAGCTTGTCCATTAAGGATAGCAGATTGACCAACTTTAGGTTGTGACACTGGTTGTGCTGCTGGCTTATTTACACTACTAGGAATTACCCTAGGAGCTGCCGGTGGAGGACCTGAACTACGCGACATAGCTTTAGTCTTACCTGCATTAGCTCTTTCAGCAGCCAAAGCTCTTTCTCTAGCAGTAGGTGTTATATTAACCGAACCTTTAGGTACAAAGTTACCAGAAATCGGTGCAATTTTAGGCGGCCTTACAGTGTTTGCAAAAATACGATCAAGTTCAGCTTCAGTGCGAATTTGTGTAGGAGGTGCAGGTTTAGGGGTAGGAAGTGGTTCCCTAGTTGCAATAGATGCAGCTATCTGACCTGGTGATGGGCGAGTTGGTACCAGTACAGCTCCACTAGGTGGGGCATAAACTGGCCTTGTTTCAAATTTAGGTTCTCCACTTCTATCTAGCTTTGGTCTACCAAACGGGTCGAATTGTTGTTCGCCAACAGCAGTACCGATTTGCCTAGGTTTAGGAGCAGCTTGTTGTACAGTTGTGACGGGGCCACCACGAGATTGAGTAACATCAAACAATGTAGACTGCTTTAGAGCAGCTTCTTCTACACGTTGGCGAGCTTTAAGTGCCGCTTCACCGGGCGCCATGCCACTACGTTCGTAGTCAGCTGTTAACTGCTGTTCAATTTCAAACATCCTACGATCACGCCATTCAATAGACCTAGGATCAACGTTAGTAGGTTCTACAGGAACAGTTACTTGTGGATTACCAATAGATGTACCTTGCTTTAACTCCCGTAATGCTTCATCAGCAGCAAGGTAGTTACCAGCATACCTACGTGGGTTAATATTTAAACCTTCTCGTGCTAGTAGATCGTCATAGTAATTCTGCAAGTCATTAGCAGACATATTCAATGATCTTAGAACACCTGTTTGCGCTCTGCGATAGACATCAAATCCCTTTTCACCAAATTTATCAGTTAAGTACTTTTGCTCAGAAGGGGGTATGTAGTCATAACCGTACCTAGGGTCCGAACTATGGCCTACATTAAGTGGACCCCACTCACCAACTAAGTTAGCCTTACCAACACTAGCACCTTCCATGGCTGAAACACCATGCCCCCTATGTACCTGACCACCTCTACCACCTTTACCAAAAGCAGCAACTAGGCGATCACGTAGTATATCAGCTTCTTGTTTAGCGGATGTGAACTCTTCAACAGGTCTACCACTAAATTGCTCAATAAGTTCTTTGTCCTTTTTAAGGACTTTAGCATCACCCCATTCCAGTTTACGGTAACGTTGGTAAGCATCAAACCAATCCTTACCAAACCTTTCAATAAGGTAATCTCGTTCATCTGGTTTGATATCTTCCCTAAGAGCCCTTACATTGATACCTCTTGGAATGCCTTTTGAGCTAAGTTCAGCCGCTAAAAATCCCTTACCAATAACATTTTGATAATTTATCTTGAGAGCTTTAGCAGCATCAACGTCAGACATTCCTTCGTACACACGCGATAGGAAGTCGTCCTGTAGTTCAGCGTAGTTATCGTACTTATCGGGAATAAACCCTTCTCGCTTAAATTCGTTAAAGTGTTCCTGATTTTTAAGATCGTAAGTTGCTGGAGTCCTACTACCAGGAACATTTAACCGTTTATTTCTGCGCTGTGGAGCCATCAATCAGCTCCCAACAACAGAAGACTCACCACGCATACGACGCTTACGCTCCTCTTCCATCTTAGCCATCATTGCTTCACGGCCAGCACCAGGACGTTGACGAGGCTTATCGTCCCTTTTAGCCTTTGGAGGATTAGGCTTGTCATTAGCGTCCATGTAGGTACCAGAGGTTTTCTTTTTGCTATAGTCCTTAGCCTTTTGAGCTTTCATTCCAGTATCAACATCAGTACGGAAGTTCTCCGCTTTAACTGACTTAGCACGTGTACCAATAGGGTTAGTCTTAATGTCTTCAGACGTTACTTTTTGTCCCTTTTGACGACGCTGAGATGCCTCGACCATTTGCTTGATCTCTTCTCGCATCTCTTTAAGTGTTTTCTTTTTGTCCATAATTAACGAATGTGTGATAGAATTAATGTTTCCCTATTGGTAGGACCAAATGTGTCCCTCATCCATTGTAGCCAATTGCTACTTCCTTTAGCCTGATTGCATTTCCTACAGCTGGGTACCAAATTTGAAGTAAGGTCTTCGCCACCAAGACACTTAGGGCGAACGTGGTCAAGTGTAAGTTCATGTAGTTCATAAGTTTCTCCGCAGTAGACGCATTGACAATTAAAGTATTCCTTAATTGCACGACGGTGTAGCCTTTTTGCTTCAGAGCTTGTCATCGTTATTAGGTTGTGGAGGTAGTGATCAGGACTAGGAAATAGCGGTGTCACATTACTGGAATGGAAGGGTAATGCCGAAAATCTTTAGTGGAGACTGTTTCTTTAAGGCAGTCTGTGGCTTAGGCATCGGTTTAGGTTTGGGTGCAGCAATAGGGTAAGCCTGGTCTAACTGTCTAGCGTAGTCAACCCTACGTTCATTGTGAGGCTCACCAGGTCTAAAGTATGTACGACTAAAGTACAAAGCAGCATCTTGAGGGGAGATTCCCTTAGGAGTTTGCTCAAAGGATCTCGTATACCCTACAAGTGAATTACCATTAGGGTCAAAGTCACCACGATATTCTTTAGCAACGTATTGCAGTTGAGCATCAGGGTTATTCCTATTGGGATAACGACTAGCCCATTGATCATAAGCTTGTCGCCTTGCACCAGTAAACTGCCCAATACCTCGTCCCTTAGCGCTACCTTGTTCAACTACATCAAGGTTGCTAAGGTCAGCAGAGCCAGTCTCTTGTATTAAATTAGCAGTAAACCCAATGGCTTGTTCCCTTGTTAATTTAGGAATACGACCATTACTCCACTTAGACATAGTACCGTCAGTAAGGAGTTTGATGGTACGTGCAATCTGCGGAGACGGTTTAATCTTTAATGGATCAGCCATACTTCTTGCCCTTACGTGGGCGGGTACGGTTAGCTTTAGGGGACTCTAACTTGCCTTTATTGGGACCTGTATGGGAAGCATCCATACCATCACCATTACCATAAGTACCCAGCTTACGGTTTAGCTTATTGGCATTAGTACGGATCTTGAGACCCTCTTTTGTTTTGTTGTATTCAGCTTGTTGCTTAAGACGCTTAGCCTTAGCTTTAGGGTTATTCTTGTAATAGTTAGACGTACGACTTGCCATATAACCTCTTTTGGATAAGTTCAGGATCTACCTTAGGCATAATGGTGGCAAGTTTATCAAGAGGGTTGCCATCATAGGCGACACCACTGATATCGTTCTTGGATAGCCAATCACAAGCTGCCTTTAGATCAGCAGTGGAGGCTTCACCACTCTTGATTCGGTTCAGTAGCTCTTGAGTAACCATGTTATGGAGTTCATTGAACATGTCTTCCGTTGCTTTCTTGTTAGCCATTTCTCAGTACAATCTGATCTAGTTTATTCTCGATGCGGATCATGTGATCCTCCATCTTTTGTAAGGCAGTGGCTAGTTCTTGACGTGGTACGTACTTTTCGGTAAATCTTAGTTCAATGGAGTCAATACGTTTATCGATGTCATCCATACGTGAATTAGATTTAGAACTAACAGCAAGTACACCACCACTAATACCAATGACTAGAGAAATAGCTCCAGCAATAGCAGTTTCAATCATTAGATGTACCCGATGTATAATTGAACTCCATCAGCATCGACAGCAGTTGCATCCATCAAGGTATCACCAGCCGTAATAGAATAAGCTATACCATTCTTAAAGGTAATGCCACTAGTAAAGTTAAGCTCTTTAGAGGTACCAGATCCTATATGAATGATGATCATAGGCACATCTGTACCTACAACAGGAGTTGTAGTTTTGTCGTAGAACCTGAGTGTTATAGCACTACCACCTCCTCCACCACCATGAGTGTTGTGTACGATGATATTAAAGACGGAACCAGCACTACCTCTAATTAACGTAGAGTTAGTACCAGCTGTAGAGCTTTTGAAATGTGCTTGAGTTGTTACAGGTAGTTCTCGTGAGAACATACCAGGTGTGATATTGTAAGTAGTGCTAGGCATTGTCCCTCATTAGTCGGATTAGTTTTTCGGCGTATTGAGGATCGGTGGCGTATCGCTCTTGAACTAGAAGTCTGCAGCACTCTTCCGCAGAAGATGCTCGATTGACTCCCTTATAGTTCTTGTAGTCTTTGTACCAGCGTTGCACCAAGTACGACACACAGGATTGCAAGTCAGGGAAATCGATGAACCCAGCTCTAATAGTAACCCATTGGCCATTGAGAAACTCCTTGGTTTCGTGGTCGGTACCAGAGCCTTTAAGGCCAAAGAAGTTGTTCTTACCAGAGGTATGCTTGCCATAGCCGCTCTCCAATGCCCACTGAGCCGCTACAACTTGCGGGAACTTAGCCCCTGCACGCTCAGCAGCAGCTTTAACCCCCTTCCAGGTGTTTTCTACGGGAGCTAAGGGTTGTGGTGTAGCGGTAGGTCGGAAGGTCATAAACCAGCCAGTACCTTGACCTTCTACTTCCCAACGAGGTAGCCAGTTCTTCCAAGAGTACTTGACACTTTGTCCTCCACTACCAATAGTGACATAACCACCGTTGACGTTATCCATCTCACCGTATGGATCATGGAAGACACCATGCTCTCCTTCATCACCAATGAGAAGCATCCAGTGACCACCACCAATAGGATTGGAAACATGTCCCTTATGGAGGATACCTGTAGCCACTGGGTAACCAGCCTTAAGTTCATTAAGTAGATCCTGTCTTGTACCCTTTTGGTAGAAGGTAGCAAATACACCATATTGCTGACAGGCTTTTATTTGACTTGTAGAGGAAGTTGTGTCACCGTACTTAAGGACTGTACGGAGGTAGTCATCATCTGCATTACTACCCTTCAGCGCATTAGGCAGGAGATACTTGACGGCCATAGCACATGTAGAGCTAAAGCACATCCGATCTCCATGACCTGTTGCACTATCTGTTTGGGGGTAGTACTGCTTAACTTGCAGTAATACCATGATAATTACTTTCCTCTAAAGGTTCGACGGATACGACGTACTGTGTCATCTTCAGTACGTGTTTTGCTGAAATAAGCAGCAGCCATAGTAATGGCTTGAGTAACGCTGTTAGAGCGCCGCTTCTTAGTCATACCGAGGTATTCAGAAGAAATGAAAAGGATGAAAAAAGCAAGCGTCTCATAGGACACTTTGATGCCGAGGATGGTGATCATGGTTTGTTATCACGTGTTTTTGTCATAGGGCTGCAATGATAAATGCAAGCAGTTCTTCGTATCGGACGCCATAGCGGTCACCTGCCGGTGCATTGTCGGTAGCGTCCCACTGGTCGTAACAGACAATGCCATAACGCATAGGATCGAGACCTTCAGCTTGGAAGGCAGCAATCACATCCTGAGCGATAACACCAACGTGGATGCGAGCATCATCACCTTTTGTTTGAACAGCGTCTTTGAAGCGGAACCTCTTGATTAGACCCTTAAGCGCTGCAGCGACGCGACACTCGGCATCACTTAAGGCTTCAATGTCTTGCTTTTCTCGCTCGTCTGACGTGTTAATCGTGCCAGTACCTGCGTAGACGACGGACCACCTCTGACCTCCAGTACCTAGTGACACAGTATTGTCGGAGCCAGGAGCAAATGTGTTATTTCCTTGCCCGTTAAGTGTTACTTGGCAGTCTGAACCATCAGAGTTCTTTGTTTGAATATCGTAGCTAAAGCGTGCGTTACCACCAGAGAAGTCGCCTCGCTGCAGAAATTTTGTAAATCCAGCAGTGTATTCGGCTGAGCCGGTCCACCCCTTGAAGTACGAAATATGAATAGTATCAAGGTTCTGAGATGCCCCAGCAGAAGTGCGCTTTCTGACAAAGTTGAAGATTGGGTTCAGAGAGTCAGAACTGTATTCAAGCCTCAACTCTTTATCATTCAAGAACGAAGTACGAGTAGCCGCACCTGAATACCAGCCGATATTTGCACCACTCGGCAACGAAACTGCCTCGTTAAATGTAGGATCAAGTGCTCCAGATCGAAAGACAATTCCTCGATAGAACTTTGCAGGATTTGGATGGAAAACAATGCCTGCAGAAATATCTAATCCTGCTGGTGTTCCGCCTCCACCAGATGTGAGCCAAAGGTTTACGGCATGACCAGTAGACGACGTAAAACTCTGGTATGGATCCAGGGAGTACGGGGAAGTTGCACTATAAATGTCAATCTCAGCACCAAGCGCCGGTCCAGTTCCTGATTCCCTGCGGCTCTCAAGATATGCCGCCCAAGACGGTTCAGGGTTGGTGACATTTGTGTTGATTCCGTACCCTGCAATGCCAATGCCAGCAAAGTTAGCGGCTGTATTGTCACCCGTTCTAGAGGCTCCTAGCAGTGCAATCTGACCCGTGGCGCTGGTTACCGAAACCTCTGCGATTGACTCCGTGTAGTCACGGACTTTCTCCATCCAAGGCTCACTTGCTCCTACACGGATACCTGTGTAACCAGGGATGTTTGTTAAATTCAGAATTCTACCTGTCAGCCTGCTGGTATCGTTTAGAGCACCGCCGCCGGGACCAGGGTCGATGTCAGGAAGACCAGAAATGTAGGCTCCATCATCTAGCACCCAGCTAGCCACAGCTGTTGGTGCGGTGATCAAATAGTTGCCAGCTGGGACGTGTACTGTTTTACCTGTAGCAGCAGCAAGGTTAAACTCAGCCGTATCATCCGTCACACCATCACCGACTGCACCGAAGTCCTTAACGCTGACAACATCAGCAAGCTTCGCTGCTACTGTCCGTGTGGCTGCACCGGAACCACTTTGAATGAATGCAAGTTTAGTGGATTGAATTGCTGCTCCACCATCTACCTTAGCGTTGGTAACACTGCCATCAGGAACAGTTCCTACGGTATAGCTAGAAGAACTATGAACTTCAACAATATCACCAGCAGTCAAAGCAGGGATACTAGTAAGCGTTGCTCCAGTAGTACCTGAATAATCGACACCTCTAACCTGTAGAGCGCCATTAATAAATACCTTTTCAGATCCAGGTACATACGATAGAGTAATGCCGTTGTCGTCATTTCCACTAAGACTTGTCTCGCCACCAGCTGCAGTCTTAGACCAACGACGGTAAAAGACTGGAACTTCTGAAGAGAAAACACCCTCTACAAAACTACGATTAGCAGCATCTGTACCAGCGACTGGAGTAGCAAGATTAGTAATTTTGTAGCCACCAAGATTCAAGTCACCAACCATAGGGTTGGAGCCATCAATGTTAACAGCGTTGTTGTTGACTTCTTGTGTAACGTATAGGTTCTGAGTAAAGTTATCGTTTAGATCCTTAGCTCGAATAGCAGAACCAGAGGAGAACGTAGCAGAAAGTACGTCATCATCAGTGTCACGGTAGACACGAACATTACCTGTACCAACTGGTGGTGCGTTACCTGCAGTAAACAGGACCTGACCACCAGTCTTAGTTGTGTAGTTAAGTCCTTGTAGGTTGTAGTGAGTACCAGCAGTTTTCAGTACACCACCAACAGTCACTTTGATATCAGTAGACTCAAGCCACTTAAAGGTAAAAGAAAAGGGTCCCAAATTGGACCCATTACCATTGAATGTATTTTGTGTAGTTGCCATTTAAGGTTATCGGTACATTTGGGTTAGTCGTTCAATCTCTGCTTTACGACGATCAGCAGCCCTGGCAGCGTCATCAATACGACCCTGCTTCATAAGGTTCTTATTGGTCAGGGATTCTTGAATAGAACGCCACATCGGTTCATTTTCTTGCTGCATACGAAGCTCAGCTGCCTTTTGAGCTTGAGACATGATGTCATTCATCACTGAATAGACTTCACTTTGAGCGGCTTGAATCTCTTCAGAGGGGCGACCTTGAACACGCATAGCACGAATACGATCCAGTTGATCGTTGTACTTCTTGTTCTTGCTGAGTTTGTCGAATTGTTTCCACAGTTGCTGCTCACCGATGTATCGATAAAGCACTTCACGTTCCTGTGGTGTGTATTCGTGGTTACCAGTGCTGTCCTTACGAATCATCTGCACACCATCCCAACCACTATCAATCAACCACTGACGCCAAGGCTCAGTACCTTCACTGATCTTAACTGGATTAACAGCATTAAGAGTACGTAGTACAGGATTGTCAATGTCATTAAGAGGTTTACCAGTGTAGATATCAATCTGTTCGGGTAGTTGACTGGAGAAGCCAGGCACCTTATTCTTAACGTAACCAATCAAATCATTATAAATATCCTTCTGTGAACTAGTGATGGCATTAGAGACAACACTGAGAGCACCTGATTGAGGAATGTAGGCACGTGCTTCATTAGCAAGGTAACGATTAATAGCCGTTTCATCAACATTAGCCATTGCTACAAGAGGCTCAAGACCAGCCACCCATGTCTTATTGACAAACGTAGCCGATAGTGTCCACATCAGTTTATCCCTAAAGTTCTCAGTAAGAGTAGAACCGATATCACGAGAGTAGTAAGCAAGGTCACCAACAAGAGTCAAGATAGTATCAAGCGGTTCATAACCAGCATAGCTAACCCACTTACCAGCAATGTTAATGGTTTTAGGTTGCCAGTTAAAGTTATCGCGAAGCTTCTTGCGTTCACCTGCATTAACAGGACCATTGCCACGGATGTTACCACCCAAAGCATAGCCCATCATAGAGGTAGTGAGCAGTGCACTAAAAGCTATACGACCACGATACTCAGCTTCAAGACCCTTAAAGATAGCCATACCATTAGGAACGGCATTATAGGCAATGTTATGATCCATAAGGGCATCTTTGATCTTATCAATATCATCGCCTGCCATAAGTACCTTACTGTACTTATTCATACCTGGGAGGGTAGCAATAGGTGTATAGGACATAGCCGTTTTCACACCATTGACACCTGTCTTAGGGAATGCAAAGAATCCCTTGAGTAAAGGAAGTTTATTAACACCACGAGTAATAGTGGCAGAAACATCATCACTCAAGTTAAGTGCAATCTCACCTGCAGCGTTTTTAGCAGCAGCATCAGTCAAGTTACCCATAGCATCGAAGGATTCACTATATGCAATCTTCTCTGCCTTAGCTAATTGCTGAGCAAGTTCATTGCCTTTGTAACCAATGCTGAATACCTCATCCCAAGCTCTAGAACGAGCCATCTGAGAGGCTACAGTAGTCTGTACATAAGCATCAGCACTAATCATTGCATTAGTACCATACTTAAACCAGCGCCAGTTACCAAGGTCATACAGGAACCTAGCGGAACGATACTGAAACAACTGACCCCAGTTACCATCCTTCTCCCACACAGCTTCCATGTCAGCAAGGGCGTCCCAAAGGTTCGGGTTATAATCAGTTACAAGGTCTTCACGAGCAAGCTCTCGGAAGTCCATACTAGCATCATTACCCCACTTACCATTATTCCAAGTACGCTTGAATGTATCCCAAGCATCACTCATAGCACGCTTGTTAACAGTCCACCAGGAACCATAGACATAGGTAGCTTTACGGAGATCTTCTGGAGTGTTCTTACCCATCAACATACCAATACCAGTACCTAGGAAGGCATTACTAGTACGAAGAGTAAGGGACACTGTGTTACCAGTAATAGCTTTAAGTGCAGAGATACCGGACAACATGTTGTTGTAACGTACCGACCATGCACCTTGTGCAAAGGCATTAAGGTTTCCATCAGGGCTATAAATAAGACCCATAGGGCTTACTTGCTTAGCAGCCCACTTCATCAGCTTATCAAGGGTATCCACATCACCCTTAGACAATGCGAAGGCATCAATCAAAGGTTGTGCAGCCTCAGGACGTTCAGTAGCAATCCTACGGATCATATCCCGATAGCCTTGTGCCTGAGCATGTTTCTCTTGTACCTTAAGGTCAAACTGTTCAGTGATCTGTTTGAGAGCACCTTCCTTATCAGGTGATTCCTTAAGGAACTTCTGCCAACGATCTTGGTTCTTAAGTGCCCAACCAGCGATGTACTTATTGAGAGCATACTCTTCCATAAGGAAGGCTAATCGATCACCGATCATCTCAGTAACACGGCTAAGGTCAGCAGTCTCAGGGAATGCCTTATAACCTTCAGCAATATCAGCCACCTCACGTCCTACGGTATCCATAGCACGAGCTGAGGTCTCAGTAACAACCTTACCAAGATACCGATCAGTCAGGTCACGCATAGCATAACCAATGGCTTCTGCTTGAATATCATTAACGTACTTAATAGCCCGTCCATCAAGCAAATGCTTTACATCACGTGCATCAAGGAATAATTTTTTAAGGTCAGATACCTTATCAGTACCAATGATGTCGTTATAGATCTTCCAGGCCTGATCACTCATCTGAGCCTTGGTATACCTGAAACCATCAACGATAGCATCAAAGTTACCAGTAGCACGAGTACCTTCAGCTAGATCTTCAATGATACCACGAGACACAGTATTACCTTTGCTGAGGTCATGGTAAGCACGCTCAGAAAGGATAGGAGCAGGAGTACCAGTAGTATTGCCTAGTTTGATAGCAGTAGTATCCGCCATGTTACGGGCGATATTACCAGGAGGAATACTAAGAGCAGCAGTAGAACCCTCAGGGAACATGGTAGGAGTAATCGTAGGATCAACACCACCAGCCCCTTCAGGATCGTCCATAAGGCGTCCCTTACCTACTTCATCTACCTGTGTATCCCTACTGATCTGTTGACGCTCTACAAACGATTCTAGAGGGCTCTCAGTGAGATCTGATGCACCAGTGTTAGTGTATTGTTGAATGAGCTTACCAGACTCGCTATCAAGGGCTTTAATTTGGGCACCAAGTTCACCAATTATATCAAGTTGTTGCCTAAGTGTTTCTTGATCAAGAGCAGGAGTAGCAGCTATCTGATCTAGTTGCTGTTGCAACTCCATACGTTTTGTATCAATCTCAGACAAACGAGTAGCAGTAGGTGCATCAGCATTAACAAGAATTTCGGAGGCCATGAACTCCTTAGCCGTTGTGTCATTAGGCTTGAACCAATCCATTACTCCACGACCTGCAGCAGCAGAGTAACCAATGATGTCACCAACGATACTGATACCAGCTGATTCGTAGATGTTTTTCTGTCGACGTACCTCAGGCGGATCACTGTCCTTCACCACAAGAGCATCATGAACAGGAAGCCAAGGTGCAGCCTCTTTCACAATCGTCGATACAGTATCGCCTTCAGATTGGTCACTGATAGCGTTGATAGCAACATCACCAGCAACGTTAATACCAAGAGCAGAAAGACCACGTGCAACAGGACTACCAGCCATACCAGCAGTACCTACACGTGATGCAGCACCAACACCAATAGCTGGTACAAGAATAGAAGATACTTCCCTTACCTTTTGGAAGGCAGGATTCTTATACTTTGTTTTAGCATCCCATGCATCATCAATCCACTCAGCACCAGGAATACGACCAATGGCATCCATACCAAAGTCAATGATGCCCATACCAACGGAGCCAAGACCCTCAAGGGTACGTTGAGCATAGGTGCCAATGTCTTGACCTAAGGTAGCGTTAGGGTCACCACTACCATAGAGAAAGCCACTGCCACGATTAAGTGGTTGTTGTTGTTGCTGTTGACCACCACCAGTAAGCTGTTGAACTGCTTGTTGTTGGGGAGACTTAACAGGTTGGACATTACCAGCTGCCTTGTTCTCAGCTGGTGTAGCCTCCTTGTACATTGTCTGTGGAGCTGCCTGTTGTAAAGCCTGCTCTTCAGCAAGGGCTTCAGCTTCTAGACGCTTCAGTTCTTCTTCATCCACATAAGGGGTACTAGTCATAGAGTTCTACCATGTAAAAAACTGAAACGCCGACCATCCGGCAATTGAATAACCAACTTATCTCCATGTTGTGTGCGAGATTTAGATACAATACGTGCTCCGTTTTGCAGGAACACTTTAGAACCTTTAGCTGTGCCGTAGTCAATACCGTGTGAACCACGTGCTACGTGACCAGCAAAGGTATCAGTTACAGGAATACGACTCAAAGGAACACGACCAAACTGAGGATCCTCTACTATGACGAATTGATCGAGAGCCTTAGCTGAGAACTCCCTAGCGAATTCATTCTGAGGAGTGTTAGGGTTGTCCTGTTGCTTAACGTCTAAGTGAGGACCAGTAGAGGTAGGTCCAATGTTATCTGTGATGTAAGCAAGTGTAGGACGCATGAATGCTTGGTTACGTGCAGGAGTAGCAGCAGGCGTATAGGGTTGGTCTACATTGACACCCATCTGCTGCATAACACGAATGATCTTACTAGGATAAGCAGCCTCACCACCAGCATAACCACCAGCTGCAATTGCCTCGATAGCTTGTCGTGGTGTCTTAGCCCTAGAGAGACCAGGTGCATATCTAGGGTCAGTCATGAGATTAATGAAGTCCTTAGCAGATTCAAGGGGAGAAGCATAGTCCCTCCAATAGGAACCATTCTTCATAGTACCTTGACCAGGGCGTGCCTTAATGTTAAAGACGTTATTCTTACCACTAGTATACTTACCCCATCCACTCTCTAGTGCCCACATAGCAGCCATCACCTGAGGGAACTTAAAGCCAGATGCAGAACCAAGTGCCTGTACATCAGCAAAACCACTGTTGCCTGTACGTACAGTAGCAGGTGCATTACCACTACCAATGATGGCAGTGTTAAGACGATCTTGAGTAAGAGGTTGATCTAAGATACGACGCAGTACCGGATCATTGATCTGGTTTAGTTGATCCCTAAAGCCAGGACGTACTTGTTGAGTAAGACCTGCAGCCCTAAGTTGAGCATTAAGGATTTGAGTAGGTGTCATCCCAGGCAATGCCCGAGACAAATCAGTGTAGATCTGTGGGATAGAGATAGGCTTACCGCTAGCAATGCGGTTATCAATATCCTTGAGAAGAGCAGGACTAGCTAGTACCTCAGTGTTAACTACATTGCTATTAGCACGTACCTTCTTAATAACCTCAGACGTTGTAATAACGTTGATAGTAGCTGGAGCACCAGGATGCTTACCAGGTGTGAAGGCAGCATAGAATGCTTGCGTCTTACCTGTAGCAGCTTCAGATGACCCAATAACAGCAAAGGCACCCTTCTTGGTTTCAATAGCAGTAAGAACATCCAGTCGTGCTTTATTAGCAGCAACAGCAGGTTCCATCGTTTTAGCGTACTGTTTAAACTTCTGGTTGTACAACTTGAGAGCATAGTCAGAAGCACCACGCAAACTATAGTGTGCACTACGACTAGTGCTGTCACCAATCAGGTTCTGCTTCAGTGCATCAGTCAGTTCTGCCTTAATGGTCTCTTGTTTGATACCAGAGTCAGATCGTTGCTGATCTAACTGTTGAGCACGGTTACGCCATGTCTCTCGTACCTCAATAGGTACACCAGGTTGATCAACATCATCCGCAGTGAGAGTACCTTGTTCATACTGTTCACGGAACTGGTTAGTCCAGAAGTCAGCGTTCTGTTGCTCAGTAGTGAAGGCAAGGTAAGCTTGAAGACGATCAGTAGAGATACCTTTCGTTTTGGATTCCTTGATAATAGCCTGGAGGGTCTCTTCATTGGGATTGTTGTTCTTCACCCAATCAAGTAGCTGATCCTCTTGACGCTTAAGTTCACGCCGCTCTTGAGCATCAACAAGCTGGAATTCAGCTTCCTGATCCTTCATACGAGCATTCCTCAGATCATCAAGACGACGAGGGAATCGGTCATACCAACTACCTTGATCTGTCTGAGCTTCTTTGAGCATACGCTCAACATCAGCATCTGAGTAACGAGTAGTATCAGCTAGTTCCTTGAAGATAATATCTAATGCTTCAGCATTGCCAACAGGGGTAACACCATCTTCCCTGTAGCTACGTGCAGTCGTCCTAAATGCCTCAGCAAGGCTTTCTCCAGTCTTAGTACGTGACATACCACTAAGGGAATCATCACGCATCATGGAGGACTTGTTAACTACATCTGACTTCCTAGCAGCTTCAATGTATGAGTTATAGGTACCCCTCATCTTCATAAGGGCAGGTGCCATAAAGTCGGCACTCAGACCAAATACACCATTCTCTTTTAGGAAGTCACCAAGGATGCTCTGCATAGCTGCAGTACGATCAGCTGCAGTAACAGCTCCCATCTCATCCAATTTGGATTGAGCATAGGCTGGAAACTCAGCACTAATGATCTCCATGTGTGCCTTAAGGCGACCGTAGTCACGTGCCTTATTGCCAGTTAGGAGACTGGTAACAACAACAGGATCCAATCCTCTTGACTGGAATCCTTCAGCAATTTGATCTTGGGCTTCACCACTTTGCTTAAGTAGTGATTCAGCGCCAGCTACTGCTTGCTGACGTTGAGGTGATAGACCGCCTGTAGCTACTTCCATGTAGCCAGCCATCATATCAGACTCTTCTTTAGCCTTACGGTATTCAGTAAGGCCTTCGGTAAGTGTTGTACTGAATTTAGAAAGACTTTCAAAGACAGCTTCAGCATTCTTACCACGCTGTAGCTCACTTTGGATTAGTGTTTGAGCATTCTTACTGATAGCTTCTTGACGTTGCTCAGCAAGCTTCTTCTCCCACTGATAGTTTTGATCACGATCTCGTGCTTCAATGCTGAGCTTACGCTCTAGACCAGCACCATATTCGTCTCGTACCTGTTTAATTTCCCTACGGTTTTCCTCCATACCACGTATGATACGGTTGTCGCGTTCTTGCATACGAGCAAGACCTTCCGTAGGTGCTTTAATAGGATCGAAACCTATACTCCGGGCGTACCCTCTGTAACTTACTTGATCCATGTATACTTAGCGGATTTACTTAATGCCAAAATCTAGTGACATATTTCTAGCAAAGTTGCTGGATCCAAGAGATCCAAGATTACTTGTGTTGGATGGACTACCGATATTAAAGTTGTACTTACTTCCACTACCAATAGCTCCAGCAATACTACTTAAACCTTGACTAGCTGCTCCCATCCATGAACCAGTAGATGATGCCATAGCACCTTTAATTGGTTTAGGACCGAAGTCAAATGCCTTAGGTTTACGTGGCTTGAGATACTTGGCACGTGGCGTAGTGAGAGGCTTAGGCGGTTGAGGAAGACGATCAGGACGTAGCATACGGTTAGCTTCTGCCGCAAGATCTGCACCGAACTTATCGTTAGCAATCTTACGTAGAGCAGATTCTGTATCAGCCTTAGCACTTAACAGAGACTCAGCAAGGATTGCTTGGTTACGACCAAGAGCAGCGAACTCAGCTTGCTCCATCTTCTCTGCACTTCTACCTTGTTGACCTTTAACAGCTGAGATACCTTCTGATTGGAGTGCTTTAATAACAATATCCTGGTTCTGGAATGCCATCTCTTTCATAGCGTCTTCCAGCTTACGGTACTCAGCTTCTTTAGCAACAGCAGATGCCATTTGGTTGAAGGTAAGCTGCTGACCGTAGATCTGCTCAGACTTAGCGTACTGCTTCATCTGAGAGGCGTACTCAAAGTCTTGGATCTTTAGGTTATACTGCCAATCCTGCAGGTTGGTAGCATCTTTAAAAGCAGCTAGAGTCTCTTCATTCTTTTTGTTAAGCCGCCACTGTTTAGTACTATGACGCCAGTCAGCCATGGTACTACGCTTACCATAGCGCCAAGCTTGAGTGCTGTATTTATACTGGGCTTCAATCGCAGCATTTTGAGCATCAGCCTCAGCTTGCCCAGCTAGGCCGCCCATGACGGCACTGCCAATCCCGAGGATTGCACTAATTGGATCCATACTCAGGTCCTCCGATAGAAGCCAGGTGCATATTGTCCCTCCCACTGCATAGACACAAGACTAACAGGGAACGGAGTATTTGATGTTACTTTCATTGTATAGTTGTCTGGCCTTTGATAGATTGGGACTTTGTAAATAAAGACATCACTGAATGGAGATGTATTAGCAGTATAGAGATCAGCAATCTTGGAACCGTTAACATTATACCACTCAGATCTAGTGCGGTCCTTTAGGTTGAAATAGATGTCACCACCAAGACCTGTATAGAATGCCATACGAGAAGTGGTAGTAACAGCAGTAAAGTCAACACCAGCTTGACCCATGTTGTAGTAGTACCTAGGAAGGATGATCTCCATGTTGTACTCATAACCAACATAGATGTAACTACCGCTAGCATCACCAGGGATATTGAAGTATGTACCACCACCATCAGTTAGTAGAGTAGCTACATTGGTATAGCCAGATTCAGTACCAACAGGTGGTACCTTCTTCAAACCAACCACATACCTGATTGTCTTAGTAGTGTTGAAGTAGGTTGGTAGATATACCTTCGTTGTATCGTTGACTTGGTTGTATGATGGTGCAGTAGGTGGTACTGGTGATACCATCGTTGCATCAGTTACTTCACACCATGAGTCAAGAGATGGGTCAACTGCATTACCAAGGATGTTAATCAGTCCACCTGTACTAGGTGCAAGGACAAGTTTATGTTGAGTCAGTGTATAACCCTCTGTACCACTAGTGAGTACATAGAGGATATCATTTTGGATAGCTGTATGGATGACATTAGAGGGAAGTAACCACTTCACCCAGGCAGCCATAGGACGCTCTTCACCCTGCTCATAGAACCTATGAATATACAAGTACTTAGACGTACGGCCAGAGGCCACCCAGAGGCCATTCTGAGCGCTACCAGCGGTATCTGTAATACCATTAGGCATCCACTCAGGTACAATCTTAGTAGTTTCAGTCACACTAGGTGTTTCGCGTTGACCTCTAGTGAAGATCTCAAACACTCTAGACCAACTTTGGTTACGACTAACATACATGGTAGTAGAACCTATGTCTATCGGTTTGATATACCGATCACATTCGTAGTTAGCAATAGTACTGATAGAGCAGTTAGAAGGTGTCCAAGCACCATTCTCAGCTTCCATCATAAACTGTTGACTATCACTAAACAAGAGTAGACCTTGAGTGGTAGGTACAACAGAACGAACAATAGCAGGTTTAATACTTGCACAACTAAGATCAATAGGATCAGCAGCAGTGATCGTAGTAGCAGACTTGTGGTAGAAGTTATAGTAATCTCCAGCTTGAGACATGGAGACATTATCTTCAGTCAGGAATCCAAGCCTATTGTTGAATAGAAAGATATCCTGGATAGTGTTATCTACAAAGGATGGATGACTGTTGGATTCATTATCACCAACCAACCGTGGCTCCCACAGTAGAGGAAGACTGTTAATGGTCTCTGAGCCGTCCAGGAAGGTGGCTCTAAACGTCAATGGACTAACACTAGTGCGGATCAATGCAATGGGCATTGTAGCCTCATTTAGGCCAGTGCTAACGTTAGGTGCGACTGTCTCTTCCCAGTAACCTTTACCACTATTACCATCATCAGCAATGAACTTCAGGTAGAAGTCATCTTGGTTAGCTGAAGTGTTATTGATTTTAACAACTTGATCATGCTTAGCTTGCTCAGGTAACCGTGCAAATGTATCTACTGAGTCCTGAAATACACGAATACTTTTACCATCAATACCGGCATTACCAGACACATCAGTATCTGAGCTAAAGGTAAGGTAGATGGTGTTATCAATAACTGTCTTAGTAGCAAAGCCACTGGTGATGGCAGCAGATAGGCCAGCTGCAACAATAGCAATAGTAGCAGTAGGTGCTGTTGCAGGCGCTACAGGAGGTGCTGGAGAAGTGTAGGTAAAAGTAGAAGCACCAATCTTAACTGTATAGGTAGCATCGTTCTCGACACCAGCAATAACAATAGTGGCTTGTCGCTTAGCATTCCACGATGGAGCAGCTTTAGCGGTGACTACTTTCTCACTGTTAACAATATAGGTGAAGTCGTTAATAGTAAGGGTTTTGATGCTGCGATAGTCAGTAGCTGTGAGATAATTTTCAATAGATACCTGTTTACCAGCAGGGTAGGTTACGGTACCAGCTAAACCAGTCAACAGGTTCCATACTTTAATAACACCAGCAGAGGTAATATTAGCAATGTACTTCTCTTGGTTATCTCTAAACATACTGAACCAGGCTGTTTGATCAGCAGTGTTAGCTGTTAGATTAGCAAGTCTACCAATAAACTTACCACCAGGACGCTTCAACATACCAAGGGTAATGTCAGGGTAGCAGTTCACAGCATCTTTAACTTGACCCAACAGCATCTTCTCATCAGCTTGTTGGGAAACACCACCAATGAAGTTAGGTATACGTTGAGAGATTGCTGTCATCGTGCAAGTGCCTTGAATGGTTTGTAACTGTTGTAGAAGCCATCACCTTGTTTGAAGCCAAACATAGTGTAGTCACCTTCGTTGCATTCATACTCAAGACAGTTAGCCCTACGCCACGTCTCAAATGAAGCAAGAGCCTGGGTAAGGTTAACATCACCAACAAGACGAATAGCACAACGTGTAGCTGCTCGTGATGTAATATAATCCCTAAAGACCTGAGGAATATCAGCAAAGTCGTAATACCACACCACATCTACCTCATAGGTCTTAGTGGTATCCCATATATCAGTGTGGTTAATCTTGTCATATAATCTACCATTCCTAATAACAGTGTCATAGTTGTTATTATCAATAGTATCACTTAGGTCAATTTGTAACATACTACCAGTCATCTCTAGATAACCGCTAGCAGTTGGGGTGAGGGGATATTCAACCTCTCGGTTAAACGTCCAACCTTCTGCCTGTACCTCCCGAGAGACTTGTTGCAAAGTCTCATATGCAATTGCAACTTCCGGGTTGATTACAGCTTCGACAGTAGAGCCATCCTCGTATGTGATGGTCTGTGCCTCAATGGTGGTAACAGGCGCCTGACCAATAGACGCCAGAATTTCATTAACAGCTTGTAGCTCAGCCTGAGCGTTATTGGTTGTTGGCATAACAATGATGTTATAAAAGAATTAAAAAAAAGGGACCCCGGTGACGGCTAGTCGCCATCGAAGGATCCCCATTTATACTAATTAAGCAGCAGTACGGCTAGCATCAAGAGCGGGAGAATCCGACTCAACACCAGAGTAAGCAAAGCGGAGGCATTGAGTCTCCGAGAACACGCCAGAGGCGGTTGCAGTGCCGTGAGTACGTGCCACAGAGCGACGAACAGCGTGGTTGTCAGAGACAGCCAGGTTACCATTGTCAGCATAGGTAGAACCATATGCGCCAGTTACGGTGCGAGTAGCGAAGTTAACGTTACCAGCAACACCGTTACCACCGGCAGCAGTAGAAAGATTAGCCATTAGATAGTACCTCAGTTGGTATAAGAAACAGTGTCAACACGGAAGGTGGCAGCAGTAGTACCAGCAACCGACAGCACATCACCAACGCGATAGCCATCCCCACCAGCAGCTACAGTCTGACCAGTTACCACGCCATCAGTAACAGTAGTGGTAAGAGTACAGCCAGTACCGTTGATGTTGTCATCAGTGGTAGCTTTAGTACCAGCCACTTGGCCAGTACCACCACCAAGGCGGGTTACGGTAACAACCGTGCCACCTTCACGACCAGGCTCAATAGGAGGACGCATGTAGGCAGTTTCACTAGTAGTGACACCTACACCGTCAACAAGTGCGAATCCCATTAGACTTCTCCTTTATCAGGAGCGAGCCGACTGCAGCTCGATAGCAGCAGCGGGGTTCAGGGTACCGCAGCCCATAGCCAGACGACCCACGATCAGGTCACCCTGGTACATAACCGACACATCACCAGAGGTGGTCTGCACGGAGGGAGCAATAGCTTCCACAACACCAGCAGCATCCTTGTAGTAGATCAGACCACAGTGGGTGCTGAAGTTACCGGAGTAGTCGTTGTTCTCACCGTTGACGGAAGACACGTTACCGGCCAGGAAGGGCAGGTTGTTGGAACGCTTGATAGAGATACCAGCGATCTCATAGAGACCTTCACCACTGTTCAGGTTACCTTGGCTGTTGCCGTAGTCACGGTTAAGGATGTTGCTATCAACCTGAGACACCAGAGCATAGTACTGGCGAGGGCTGAGAACAGCAGTACGACCTTGCTTAGGCAGGTTCTTCTCATCGAGAATAGAAGCAGCCTCGAAGAAGGCATCAACCAGTGCCTGAGCATCATACTCTTTATTAGCACCGAGTTGGATCACAGAACCGCCGGGCTCAGGACCAGGAGCGGCAGTGATGGGGTGAGCTTCACGAGCAGCCTTAGCGATCTGACGGAAGATCTTCTTATCATATGCCTCAGCGAGAGCATAACCAATCTTCTTAGCGATCTCAGAACGCAGGGAGTAGTGAGCAAGAGTCTCATCCAGATCATATACGAATGCACTGGAGATGAGAAGGTCGTCACAGACGATGGTCTTCTCAGCCACCGGAGGATCACCAGAACCCAGGATCGGGGTGCCGGGCTCGTGATAAGCGGCCTCCATACGGCCGGTGAAGATGAACTGCATAGCCTTACCATTCTTCAGGGTACGGCTCTGCACAGTGCCCTTAGCGATAGTCGCGCCTTCATAGGCTTTGAACATCTCGCCAGAGAACAGTTTCAGATAAGTTGCATACTTGGTATCATAAGCAGTACCAAGAGCAAGGGGGGTCGAACTAGTATTATTAATCCGACCTACAGGAGTTACAAGAGTGTTAGCCACAATAGTTTAAGAGAGAGTTGTTTACGATGTAGTTCTCTCTAAGCGCTTAGAATTTTGTTGTCATTTTTGGTGTCGTCTCTCCGACTGTCATGGCAAAGGGTATCGGTCGTAACCGGCCTAAGCCAAAGAAAAGGAGGTCCTACTCTGAGGTGCCTCCAGTCCGAATTATACCTTACGCAGCCAAATCATTGGTCTACGTAAAGATGTATCTTCTGCTGTTAAAGTAGTATTTGCAGTACTGGGTAGAGTACTTCCACTACCTGTTTCGTACCACAAAGCTATACCAGCCGAGACCGTTGTAGATGAAGCTCCAAAGGCATAAGAAGCAGCAGCAGCATCAGTTAAGTGTCCAGCAAAAGTTACTGCGCTGTCACAAACTAAAGCAAGATAGTAACTTCCAGGGTTCATTGTGTATGAAATTGTCAGCTCTCTATCACCAGTTGAAGCGGTACTTACGGTACCAAAGTCTTGGAGGAGAGTAGTAGGAAGACCTGTGTCTCCTACCGCATAAACACCTAGACGTGTAAGGCTACTAGCAACACTTGTACCAACACGAACACCAATGCGAGTCCATGTGGTGGATACAGGATTGCTAAACAATATATAGTAGACCCTACTTGCTGTAACAAGACGCGTACCAGCAGTCCCTGGAGCCACGCCCCATCCAAAGTAATAGTTGTTAGCAACTCTAGCAATACCAGGTCCAGTAATACCGTTAGCCGCTGAGGTTAGCCTACCTTGAGCATCAACAGTAATGTTAGCATTAGTGTAGCTTCCAGTAGAAACAGCAGTGTTAGCTAAATCTATGGTTCCGCTTGTTGTAATGGGACCACCAGTTAGACCAGTACCGGTCTGCACTTGAGTAACTGTACCAGAACCGCCACCACCGGCTGCACCTACTGCATCAAAATTACTTGTAAATGGATTAAACTTATAAGCCATAGTATTTAATTGTTTTGTACTGTGATACCAGATGTACCCCAACCTGTACGTGGGATACCGAACTCATTAACCGTTGTTACTTTACCGGGTGGACCTTGTGGACCTGGTTTACCCATTGGACCTGGAGGACCTGGAGGACCAGTTAAGCCACGAGGACCAGGCTCACCTTGAGGACCAGGCTCACCATCAGCTCCATCGTAACCATCACATCCAGGTTCTCCTTGTGGACCAATCATCGACACGCCCATTGGCCATCCATCGGGACCTTTAGGACCGTAGATAGTCCAATGAACGTGATCAATATAGAATTGACCAACACTTCCTAAAGAAGGAGAGGGAGGGGTGATACCGCTAAGTAATCCTAATCCATCTTGTCCATCCTTGCCAGGTGCTCCTCTGTCACCTTTATCACCCTTTGGACCTTTAGGTCCTTGTTCTCCTTGTTCACCAGGTGGTCCCTGTTCTCCATCATAACCAGGTTCACCTGTATCTCCAGGGGGACCAGGTGGAGCATATTCAGGGACAAATGATAGAACCCCGGTGATAGGATTTAATCTAAACATTAGGAGATACGAGTAACGCTAGTGAGATAGCCACTGCCGTCATAGTTCATGTTAATGGTGGCTACGATTTGTCCGCTAGAACCTCCGTTCCTATACACGACAGTGGTGGGATTACCGTTAGCATCGTTGGTAATCCCGATATAGTCATGTTCAGGAACACTAAGGCCGGATTCAACTTGACGGGCGGAGAACCGTCCAGTCTTAATGTTCTGATCAGGCATGAAATAATTTACCAGGTAGTAGGTGAAACAGCCAGTGTGCCAGGCTGGCAAATAGAACCCTTAGGGGACAACTCAGTTAGAGTTTGTCCAGCTGGGTAAGCAATAATAAAGGCACGGTCATCATCAGTAGGTGTGCAGTAAAGAACTGAACTAACACTGGAGACCTTAGGATCGAAACCAGTAGCTTGTGCCATGATTAACCAATAGTAGGTGCGGTATGTGTAGCAAGGTCAAGTGGGAAGTTGTGAGCATTACGCTCGTGCATCACCTCGAAACCGAGGCCAGCACGATTGAGAATGTCAGCCCAAGTGTTAATCACTTGTCCTTGAGGAGTAACAATTGATTGGTTGAAGTTGAATCCGTTGAGGTTGAACGCCATTGTTGATACGCCCAGGGCAGTAAACCAGATACCGACAACAGGCCAAGCAGCAAGGAAGAAGTGTAGCGAACGAGAGTTGTTGAACGAAGCATATTGGAAGATCAAACGTCCAAAATAACCATGAGCGGCAACGATGTTATACGTCTCTTCTTCCTGACCAAACTTGTATCCATAGTTCTGAGATACTTCTTCAGTCGTTTCACGAACAAGACTAGACGTAACCAGACTGCCGTGCATCGCGCTAAACAAAGACCCACCGAATACACCTGCCACTCCAAGCATATGGAAGGGGTGCATAAGGATGTTATGTTCAGCCTGGAAGACAAGCATGTAGTTGAAGGTTCCCGAGATACCCAAAGGCATAGCATCAGAGAAGCTTCCTTGGCCAAAGGGATAGATAAGAAACACAGCGGTAGCAGCCGCCACCGGAGCGGAGTACGCGACAAAGATCCAGGGCCTCATCCCTAGTCGATAGCTAAGTTCCCACTCGCGTCCCATGTAAGCATAGATGCCAATGAGGAAGTGGAAGACCGTAAGTTGGAACGGACCCCCGTTGTAGAGCCATTCATCAAGTGAATTAGCTTCCCAAATTGGGTAGAAGTGTAATCCGATGGCATTGCTGCTCGGAACGACGGCTCCCGATATGATGTTGTTTCCATAAAGAAGGCTGCCTGATACTGGTTCACGGATACCATCAATATCCGTGGGAGGGGCTGCGACAAATGCAATAATAAAGCAGATAGCTGCAGCCAACAAGCAAGGGATCATGATCACACCAAAGTGACCAATATAAATACGGTTTTCAGTACTGGTTACCCAGCCAAGATATTTATCCCAGAGGTTTGAACTCTTCTGAGGGAGAGCTAGAGTTGCGGTCATCGTAGAAATCGAAAACATCTAACGCCTTATGGGCACGACGATCGCCTAAATATGGAAGCATTAAATTTAGCAAACGAGTAACATCTTTTCTGTTACCAACCTGCCATTTCCAAGCGTCTTTATTTTGATGAGATCGACGCGGGCAGTAAGTAATTTTGTTGTTTACGCAGTTAGCCAGTCTAGCGAACTTAAGAAGAACGTCGTGATCTGTACTAACCAATTGAAGGTAGCAGTAACCTTTTTTCTGACTAATGGAGATGGACCCTTCGCCCTCAAAGAGCCCAGCCATCCATGCGGAATCCGCGATTGTAGTGTCCATTGAAGTTAATTAAGACGTGTTACTTTAACTCGCCCAACTCCAGAGGCAGTGAGACCAATAGTATCAGCCGCACCTTTACTGAGATCTAAACCTCTACCATATACGTAGGGTCCACGATCATTGACCGTCACCACGGCACACCTCTTAAGACATACACGAAGTCGTGTGCCAAAGGGGAGTGTCTTGTGCGCTGCAGTAAGGCCGTTTTGATTATATCTAGCACCACTAGCTGTGTAGTGTCCATTGAAACCTGGACCATACCAACTGGTGATCACTGACAGAGTAGTTAGAAGAGGGATCATAATAAGTAAGCGAAGGGCTTTCTTATCTCCATCTACACATTCCCGTTAGGGAAGATTCCACGTAAATACGCGCAAAATACGTGGAATGTTACCGATCGGGCTTACTTCTTCTTAGCTGTTTTAGCTGCCTTCTTAAATTGAGCAGCAGTAGGAGCACCAGGTGAACCAGGCTTCCTCATCTTCTCATCAGAACCAGCTTTAATACGCATACGCTTAGCATGAATGTTAGCGTACAAACCAGGCTTAGCCATTTAACATTTCCACTTACGTAGGGCCAGTGCTTTGCGAGTAGGGCGTCCCTTCTCGTCTTTCATAGGTCCCTTCACACCACCCATACGGGCACAGAAGGAACGCTTACGTGGTCCACCTTCAGGCTGTGGAGCCTTCAGGTTAGAGCCAGTAGCCTTGTTGTATTTAGCACGGCCAGCAGCCGTTAGGCCGCCAGTACGTGATTTGTGTACGCCAATCTTCAGACTGACATTACTTTTTCTTTGTGCCATTTCCTTTATGGCCCTTCTTGCCGCAAGACATTAGAATACTCCAGGGATGATTTGACCAGTTACGATATAAGCACCAATAGCAGCCACGAAACCAAGCATAGCAAGGCGACCATTGAGGAGTTCAGCACGTTCGTTATGGGGCACAGTGTAGGATTCGTCGGTGTACATGGTGGGTTCTTTAGCGAAGATGTTAGTGTCGTTCATGGGTGGATTAGAATTGAATGTTGGATCGTTCCAGTTTGTCTGCTACATCGGCACGATAAGCTGGATCTTTATCGTAGCGAGGATCACTCATTGCAGCTACCAGCTCTGCTTGAGAGCGGAAGACATCAGTGGTGTTCTTAGGAGCGGTGCCAGCAAGCAACTCCCCATCATAACCAACAGCATCTTGGTAACGTGCGTTCAATGCTTGAGCAGCAAAGAACATAGCAAGAGGGTCACCACGATCCATAACAGCATCATACATAGCCACCTCTTGTTCAGATAGATTTTGACTAGCCCATTGAATCATGTTTTGGTATTCAGTGTCACCACCAACTGACTCTTGGATCTGTGCGATATCATCTGAGGTAGCTTGTGGTGTTTGAGTAGCACCACCTTTCTCAAGGAACATGTTAGCTACATCAACAGGGTTCATACCCTCAACTTTGCTAACAAGTTCAGGATCCCATTCACCAGTACGGTAGGACTCCATAATAGTATCATAGAGATCTACCTCATCGTTCTCCTCAGGTTGCTCCTCTTCTTGAGGTGCTTCCTCTTGTGCCTCTACTTCAGGCGCTTCCTTACTACTAAGACGTTTCTGTAGTTCAAGGTAACCACGTTCCAACTCCTCAGCTGACTTGTACTTACCAGCCAGGAGTTGTTGTTCTTGCTCAGCTAGCTTCTCACCAACTGCCAGAGAATCAAGCTCTTCAGCAGAGAACTCACCCTCTGCTTGTTCATACGGATTAAGTGTAATTTCGTTTGCCATTTGCTGTGATAACGGTTAGATTTCCAAGACCTACAGTCTTAACGAAATCGGGGGAACGACCGATGGTGGGTTCACCAACCTTAGTGCGCTTCATATAAGGCGCAGGTTCTTGATTGGTTTGATCATCAACTGTGTCAACCGAAGGGACTTCCTCCGGGGATGTTGCTTTCTTGTTGGATCTCTGGGATCTCGTTGGTGTTTGTTTGTTCATTTGATCCGTTCAATAGTTCTGGATTCTTTGTAGGATCCATCAGTGGAGCCTTAGCCATGTTAGGTGCTTGCTTCAAAGCCTCCATCTGCATAGCTTGCTGTTGAGCTACCTGCTGCTCTTGCTGTACCTGGCTCATGGACTTGACAAGGTTCAGTACATCAATACCTTGAGCAGCAGCAAGACGCTTAACAGCCTCGTCTACATTAAGGAATGTACTCAGTGCTTCAGGTCCAAGTGTTTGAGCAATGACAGTAAAGAACTGAGTTAGTGACTCTCGATCCTGTCCTCGACCAAGTGCATTGATACCAGCAACAATGGTAGGACGTACGAGGTCCTTAGGAATACGAGGAATCTCTTGGTTCTTCTGCAGTACAGAGAGCTTACGATTCAGGTAAGGTACCAAGAACTCAACAGTCAGCAGCGAGAATAGGCCACCAAGCTGTTGCTCTAGTTCCATCTGAGTCATACGTACTTCCTCCGCAGTAGTACGCTCACTGTTCCTTACGTTAAGGATTAGGAATGCCTCACTCAACCGACGTTCCAGTACGCTAGCCATCTCCATAGCAGTCTTGAAGTCAGCCGTCTTACCAACTTGTACAACAGAGATGTCATCAGGTCGTCCCTGAATGATGGCTCCGTTGCCCGCAGCAGAGAGTGTCTGAGGTTTGGTAGTACTAGAGGGGGATACGGTAAAGACCACCTTAGCGGCGACTGCAGAGCCCTCTACGAGTGCTTGCATGAGAGCCTCTAGGGAGCGTAGGTCACCAAGGAATTCCTCTACCCTGCCACGTCCAAACGGCTCACCATCTACTACGTTAAACCGTAGCACCAACCAAGGGTTAGCATCAAGTGGTGCCTTACCTTGTGAACCAGGAATGATCTTATCAAAGACTTCCTGGTGCCATATCATGCGATTGTTATCTCGCCTTACATGTGTGTAAACATCTACGTCCTCCTCATTATCAGCTCCATCCTCACCAGGTGAGTTAACAGGAAGACTTGTGTTAATGATAGGTGCTAGAAGTTTACGACTAATACGTTCTCGTGTAACGATCTCTAGGATGTCACCGTTGCCATCTCGATCTACAACATACCTGTTCAATGGATATAACTTAAGCCCCTTAGGACCCATATAGATCAACGCATTACCACCTACAACCAGATGCTTAAGAGCCTGGTGTACGGTAACACGATCACTAGATGCTGCTATGATTTCCATGACAGACCTTTCCATCTTAGCGAATGAGATATCAAGGTCTGATCGTGCCTCTGCTGGGAGATCTACACCGATCTTTGAATCATCAATCTGTAGCTTAAAGAAGCTGGTTTGAGGAGGTAGGAGAGCTAACATCAATTTAGATGCTAGTGTCACCACACCCTTTGCACCAACACTTTGCCATGGTGTAATCAACCTAAGATTAGTTGACCGTCCTACGTCATCATCCTGTTGGATAAGAGTAGGTAGGGTCAACTGAGAGCACTGTACAGCTGTGTCTAGAAACTGGGAACGATATTTACTTAGATAATCGTATCGTGATTTAGCTGTCATTACACACCGCCTCTAAAGCCACCAGTTGGGGTTGTTACTCGTTGTGATGCAAGACCTTGCGCACGAGGACCTGAACGCTTACGGCTGCTACGTGCAGTCTTAAATCCAGCTGCCCAGTTAGCAATAGCTTCGTCAATACTCATCCCCATTTGGGGCACCTTCTCCTCTTCGGGTGGAGGCTCAGGAATCATGTTATCAGGTTGTGTAGCACCATTACTAGGGGGAGGTGGAGGAGGAGGACCTTGATCGTTTCCAGTGGTATCCATCATTCCATCATATGGACCTTTAGCGGAAATAGGCATACCAGTAAACTGTTTACCAATACCCCTAACTGTTTGTCGACCGCTAGGCATAAGATCCATACCACGTGGGAGGATGGTGCGAGCTACAGCAGGTGAAGCTCCACCAATGTAACCATCTTTACCTTGATAGCCGCCAGTTTCGCGTGTGCCAACCATGCCTTGGAGTGCCTGACCGATCTTACCAGTACCAAAAGTTGATTTACCAAGACCCAGGAAGTTATCCATTCCAGGACCTTGCTTTTCTGCTTGGCGAGTGAGGAAATTAACAGCACCGGACTTCAGGTTAATGCCAGTCATATCCTTAGCTGCCAACCTTTCGTTAATCTTATCAAGGCGTCGAACTACTTGACCACCTGATACATTATCTCGGCCTGCGTCAAGGATCTTTACGAGTTCCCTTTTTCCGATACCTCCACCGCCTCCTCCAATCCTAAGGACTTGACCAAGTGATGTTGGTTTAGATTGAGCAGGTGGTCCCATTGGATTAGGGCCAGCATTTGTTTGTACAGTCCGTTGTGCTGGCCGTTGTGCTGGCGTACTACGTTGATTGTTTCTAGGAGCCATTGTTCTCTTCGTTGAGTTGGTGTTGGATCCACTCGACCACAGAACGTTGGCCAGAGCGGTACATTATTAATGAG